ATGAGCCCTTCACTTCGCGCCGCCACCGACACCGCCGCGGGCGGACACCCGCGCGCCGTCATCTACTGCCGCATCAGCCAAGACCGGACCGGCGGCGGCCTGGGTGTCGACCGCCAGCGCGAAGACTGCGAAGCGCTCGCCGAACGCAACGGCTGGGAAGTCGTCGAGGTGTACGTCGACAACGACGTCTCCGCGTTCTCGGGCAAGCTCCGCAAGGACTACCGCCGGATGCTCGCCGACCTCGAACTCGGCACCGCCACGATCGTGATCGCCTGGCACACCGACCGGCTACACCGCTCCCCCACCGAACTGGAGGAGTACATCGACCTGTCCGAGCGGCGCGGCGTGTCGACGCACACCTGCCAGGCCGGCTCAATCGACCTGTCGTCACCGTCCGGGCGGATGACGGCCCGCATCCTTGGCGCCGTCGCCCGCCAGGAGTCCGAGCACAAGGGACATCGAGTCGCGGCCGCGCGTCGGCAGAAGGCGAAGGCCGGGCAGTGGTCCGGCGGTCTTCGCCCGTTCGGGTGGGGCGTCCCCACCGGGGAGACGAAGAAGAAGGTCGACAAGGCCACCGGCGAGGAAGTCGACGTGCCCGTCCTTGACATGAACAAGCTGGTGCCCGAGGAGGCGGCGGCCCTGGAGGCCGGCACGGACCAGATTCTGTCCGGTGGTTCGATCAAGGGGTGGGTTCGGTGGCTCGCCGACAAGGGGCTGCCGTCCACGCAGGGGAAACCGATTGGGCACGTCGCCGCCCGGGACCTGCTGATGCGGCCGAGGAACGCCGGGATCGCGGTCTACAGGGGCGAGGAGATCGGGAAGGGGGCGTGGGAGCCCGCGATCGATGAGCCGCGCTTCAGGGCCGTTGTGGCGGTTCTGACGAATCCGTCCCGGGTCACGACGCCGGGCTCTGCCCCGAAGTGGTTCGGCTCGCTGATCTACGAGTGCGGCTATGCGGGCTGCGCCATGACGGTGGTCTGCTCCCGGACCGGCGGCGGCAACCACCCAAGTTATCGCTGCCCGGACCTGCACGGCGGTGGGCGCAAGGCCGAGGTGCTGGACCGGTACATCGAGGACCTGCTGATCGAACGCCTGTCACGCGACGACGCGGCCGAGCTATTGCAGCCCGCCGCGGCCGGGGTCGATGTCGCCGCCCTCCAGCTGGAGAGCGAGCAGATCCGCCGCCGGCTCACCGACCTCGCGGCCATGTTCGGCGCCGGGACAGTCGACATGGCCCAGTTCACCGAGGGCACGGATGTTGCACGGGCCCAGCTCGACGGCATCACGGCGCAGCTGGCGCGGGCCGCAGTCAAGGACCCGCTCGTCGGTTTGGTCGGCGTGCCCGACGTCCGCAAGGCGTGGGAAGGACTCGACCTCGACCGCCGGCGAACCGTCCTGCGGACCCTACTCAAGGTCACCCTGCGGAAGCCCCGTCCCGGGCGCATGCCTGACGGTGGGTACTTCGACTACGACGCTGTCGAAACAGAATGGAAGCGGTGAGCCCCGGCGCTCCGGCGCGGCAGCTCAGGGAAGTCTTCCGCCCAGCTGCTCCAGCTCGTCCCTGTACTCCTTGAGCTGCTTCTGAAGTCGGGCACGTTCCTCCGGGTCCTTCGTCTCCTCAATGGTGTACTGAATGCCGCTCTCCTCGATCCACCACTCCAACTCGATACGGCGCTCGTTGCGGACATGCTCAGCCTCCTCTTCTGTGAGGGGAGCGACTCCGGGAGGTGGCAGGATGCCCTTTTTCCGTGCAGTGGCTACCCACTTAGCTGCCGTCGAGTGAGGGGCATGGAAGTGGCTAGCCACTTCTCTCGTGGGTGGCAGCCCAATCTTGTCCGCCGAGGAGTACACACGGGCGACATCTCTGAGGAAGTCGTCGGTGATCCGATTCCGCTTGCGCTTGGCCTGCCCCCGAGGTTGCGGCGCGGGACGTTCCCGGGCAACGGCATACGCCTCAGACGCATGGGACTCCAGCTGCTCTATCCAGCGCATTGCAGCACTCGGTCGTGACTCATACGAGGAGACCGCTCGCGGCCCGTGCGCAGGGACCATGTCACCGTCCGGCCGGCCACCCTCCTCCATGAATCTGGCCAAGTACCGAGTCATGAGGGACACGGCCAGGGGCTTCCAAAGTCGCGTCGAGACCACCTTGCGGAAGCGGTCGTAGGCCACTGGCAGATCTGGCCCTGCGGCTCGGACTTCACTGAGGACCAGCCGCCCCTCAAAAGCGTGGAAGTTCAGGAACAGGGCGAAGTCGGACTCTTCAGGCCACCCATCGCCCCACATGCCCTCTGTCCCCACGGCCAGGTGAAAAAACTGGGGCAAGAGGACCGTCCCCACCTGGACGAGGTCAGGCAGCTCATCGATGGCGTCCATGGCGAACCACGGATGCACGGAGTAATGCCACCCCTCTGGTGGTGTCAGGTATTCGTCCATGCCTCAATCCTGCCCACAACGGCAAGGCTACGGCAAGAGCACGGAGCGTAGTTGGCTAACCATTACTCCCACTCCATTGCGCGAATGGCAAAGCAATGGCTAGGGTACGGGCATGGCACAAGCACAGGTCTTGCGTCTGGTGATGGTGCGCGACGCCGTCGCCAGCGGAGAAGCAGCACGCCTGCGAGTTGCGGCCCGACTGTCCATCGGTGAGGTCGCCCGCGCATGTGGCGTAGACCAGTCCACGGTGTGGCGATGGGAACGCGGGACGCGCAGGCCGCGCGGTGCAGCGGCACTCGCTTACGGCGAGCTCATTGAGTCGCTGCGCAAGGCAAACCCTCGCGCAAGCGAGAGGGAGTCAGCGTGATCCACACCCCGACAAACGACAACGGCGCCTGGGGGGCAACCCAGACGCCGTCCGTCGAGCAATTCGAAACCACCGCGAAGTAGATCGGAACGCTCATGAACAGTGTACGAGAGGCCACCGACAACGCACAGCCGACGCCCGGCCAGGCAGTTCCGGCCACCGCGCCCAAGACCACAACCTTCACCCACCGGGACACTGGGCAGCCGATGACGTTCGCCTGCCTGCCGGGTTGCATCTTCGACCACCGCGACGACGCCGGCACCCCCACCCACCCCAGCGACATCTGGTGCCAGACCGAACGCACCGACGTCACCCTGCCCATCAACGAGAACGGAAAGCCCGAGGAGTTCCGTGTCCTCGGTGTCACTCTGAACGTCCGTCCTTGGGACGCGAAGGTCAGCCAGCGCCTGCCGCACGCCTCGATCGAGGTCATCGACGACTGCTGGATCGAAGACCTCGACCCCGACGCCCTGGCCCACGTCATCGCCACGCTCGCCTCGCGCCTCGACGTGCTGAAGGACGCCCACGCCCAGCTCGTCAAGCTCCGCGCCGGATACGAGGTCCAGTCGTGACCGAGACGCACACCACCGCGGCGGCCCAGGACACCCTGGGCCGCCCGGCCAGGGCCTGCCGCATCCCCGGCTGCGACGGCCAGTGGCACTACGACAACACCTGCTCCGTCGAACTCGGCGAGCTCACCTTCGACGACGGCGCCGCGCTCCCCGTCGAACACGTCGCGATCACCGGCCACCAGCCCTACATCGTCGCCTTCGGCTACGAGCACCACTCGATCAATCTGCGCCGCCGCATGACCGAGGCGGGCCAGGTCCGTGCCTTCGCCCAGCAACTCCGCGACCTCGCCGACCAACTCGACCAGGCCGCCCACCACCTCGCTGGAGGCGAGCCGTGACCGACACCAGCGCCCGCCCAGCCGGGGCCAGCCACGGCGACGCCGCGTACTGGGCCCGCATCCGACGCATCGCCGACCAGGCCCCGCCCCTCACCGACCTCCAGGCCGCCCGCATCCGGGCCGCCTTCCACCAGCCGGCCGACCACAAGGAGAAGGCAGCATGAGCGAGCGCCGCCCCGGCCAGTGGCCGGTCAGCAACCCCGTCAACCTCGACCAGGCCGAGACCGACGAGCAGGGCGCCCAACACCTCGCGCTCGTCGCGGAACAGGCCCGCTTCCACGTCACGCTCGGCGCCATCCGCGCCGACCTCGAAGCCCAGCCCAGCGAGGCCTGCCGACGGGCCGCCGTCCGCCGCTGGCACAACGCCATCACCAACATCGCCGACGAGCTCGGCCAGCAGCTGCGCGCCACCGGGTGACCAGCCGGCCGGACCGTATCCCCACGGCCCGGCCCACCTCTGCACCCCAACCCAGCTCGCAGAAGAGAGCACGTTCGTGAACGACACCATCGCCTTCAACAGGCTCGCCGACCTCCTCGGCAGCATGGGCGAACCCACCCGCTATCAGGGCGGGGCACTGCGTACCCGCGGCATCTGCCACGGCGGCACTTCCCCGAACACGGTCGCCATCCGGCGCGGCAACAACAACAACGTCGTCATCTACTGCCACAAGTGCCAGGGCAACGCCGAGTTCCTCGCCGCGATCGGCTGGACCGAAGCCGACTGCTACGACGAACCGCTGCCTGAGAACGAGCGTCGCCCGCAGAGGCCCGCCGACGACATGTGGATTCCCTGCCTCGACCACGGCAAGGACAGGGGCGGCCCCGGCCACAAGCGCACCGCGCAGTACCTCTACAGGGACGAGAACGGCCGCACCGTCCACGGCGTCACCCGCTGCGACCACAAGTGCTTCGCACAGTGGCGCCCCGACGACACCACGAAGTCCGGACGCCGCTGGTCCCTGAACGACAAGGACGGCAACCGCCTCGTGCGCGTCGTCCCCTACCGGCTGCCGGAACTGCTCGTGGCGAAGCAGAACGACCGGGTCATCTGGATCGCCGAGGGCGAGAAGGACGTGCACGCCCTGGTCGACCACGGCCTGGCCGCCACCTGCAACGCCGCCGGGGCGGGGCGCTGGACCGCCGAGCACGCCCAGTTCCTCGAAGGTGCCGACGTCACCATCGTCGCCGACCGCGACGAGCCCGGGCAGAAGCACGCCCTACACGTCGTCGGCACCTTGCGCGGCCTGGCCCGATCCGTGTACGTCGTCCAAGCCCGCACCGGGAAGGACGCGGCCGATCACTTCGCGGCCGGCCACAAGGACTCGGACTTCGACCAGGTGTGGGCGCCCGTCCCGCACCCCGACGACCCGGCGGTGGCAGCGTGACCACTGCCCCCCGCTGGAAGTCGAACATCGAACCGGACGCCTGGGACACCGGCGTTCACCCGGAAGACCTGCGGGACTGGGATGAGCCCGTTCCCCTCGACCCGCCGCCCGCACCCCCGCTGGATCCGGCCCGGCTGCGTGGCATCGGGACCATGGCCCAGGCCGTGGCCAACAGCCTCCAGGTCCCCGTCGACCTCCCCGCCTGGCTGGGCATGGCCGTCGTGTCCACCGCCATCGGCGGCCGCCGATCGGTCAGCCCCAAGGCGGACTGGTCGGAGCCCGTCACCCTGTACACCATGCCCGTCGCGGCGCCCGGCGAGATGAAGTCGCCGGCGCTCGGCCTCATGGCTAAGCCGATCTTCGAGGAGCAGAAGCGGCGCCGCATCGAGGACACGTCGGCCGTCGCCCGCGATCAGCAGGACCGGCGCATCGCCGAAGCGTGCGTGTCCGACGCCGAGTCGAAGGTAATCAAGGCTGGCGACCCGGCCAAGCGGAAGAACGCACGCGCCCTGCTCGATGCCGCCCGCGACGAACTCGAAGCCCTCGGCGAGCCGCGGGTGTTCACTCAGCTGGTCGCCGACGACACCACCCCCGAGGCGGCGGCTGACCTCATCGCCCAGCAGGGCGAGCGTCTCGCCATCCTCTCCACCGAGAGCTCCTTCCTCGGCAACGTCGGCGGCCGCTACAGCAAGAACGCGAACCCGGAGATCGTCCTCAAGGCGTGGAGTCACGAGCCCCACGCCGTGAACCGCAAGAGCGGACACCCGCTCCTCCTCGAACGCCCGAACCTGACACTGGGCCTTGCCGTGCAGCCCGGGTTCCTCACCGGCATGGGCGAGACCGGCGACGTGTTCCAGGCCCGTGGGCTGATGGCACGGTTCATCTTCTCCATGCCCGTCAGCCGGGTCGGTGACCGTGTCTACGACACCGATCCGATTGACCCGGAGATCAGCCAGGCGTGGGGTGCCCGGGTCAAGGCGATGATGGCGACGATCTGGGACAGCGACGAGCCGCTGGAAATGCAGCTCGACGTCAAGGCCAAGGAGTCGTTCCGCGCCTTCTGGGAGGCGCTGGAGCCGCGGCACAAGGCGCATGGTGACCTCTCCTCGATCGAGGGATGGGCGAAGAAGTTGCCCGGCCAAGTCCTGCGGATTGCCGCGGTGCTCACGCTGTTCGACAACCCGGAGGCGTTGGTCGTACCGGGCGACGTGATGGACGACGCCGTGTCGCTCGTCCCCTACCTGATCGCCCACGCTCGCCTGGTCGCCGACCTCATGTCGGCTGAACGCCAGTCGAAGCTGGGCCCCGCCCGAGCCGTCCTGGACTGGCTGCGCCGCAAGGAGATCGAGGGCCGGTTCTCGGCGGGCGAGGTCGAGAAGGGCGTGCGGGGCCAGGCGTGGTGCACGGAGATGGCCGATGTCAACGACGCGCTCGACCTGTTGGTGCGGTCGGGCTGGGTCAGGCAGATCGATCCGCCCGAGCGGAAGGAGGGGCAGCGAGGTCGGCCGCAAAAGCCGCGCTTCGTCACACACCCGGACGTGACGAGCAAGGGAAGCCGGGTTATCTCCATTAATTCCATGCCTCGCGGTGCTGCGTAGTGGGCCCTGCCTTTAGTTCCAGAACTCTCCGTAAGCCAATTTCTAACTAATTATTACTCTGTGTAATCAATGGGGCTGGGTCTCGTCACTCAACCCAGCCCCACACCCCCCACCTTGAACGTCCCCATCGCATGGAATTAATGGAGGAAAGCCATGTCAGGCGAGACCACGCTCACGATCGTCGGCAACCTGGTCGACGACCCCGAGCTGCGCTTCACCCCGGCCGGCGCCGCGGTTGCGAAGTTCCGGGTGGCGTCCACTCCCCGCGTCTTCAACCGGACCACCAACCAGTGGAAGGACGGCGAGGGCCTGTTCCTCACCTGCTCGGTGTGGCGGCAGCAGGCCGAGAACGCCGCCGAGACCCTGAAGCGCGGCATGCGCGTCATCGTTCAGGGCCGGCTGAAGCAGCGGTCGTATGAGGACCGCGAGGGCGTGAAGCGCACCGTGTACGAGATCGACGCCGAAGAGGTCGGCCCGTCCCTGCTGCGCGCCTCGGCCGCGGTCACGAAGAACCCCGCCGGTGGCGGCCAGCAGCAGGGCGGCGCCCCGGCCGCCGACCCATGGGCCGGGGCCAAGCCCGCCGGGCAGCAGCCCCAGCAGCAGAGCGGTGGTTGGGGAGGACAGCAGCCCGCCGCCCCGGCGCAGGCGCAGCCCGCGCCGGGCTACTCCGACGAACCCCCCTTCTGAGACGAGGAGACGTCATGTCGAACGTGATGCCGTGGCTGCTTTACGGGGCCTACATCGGGGCCGTCCTGACGGCCACCGTCCACTTCCTGTGGACCGGCAGGGAAAGGCGCCGGGCCGCGGCCGCCAGCCGGGCCGAAGCCGGCGCGGCACTGAAGAAGGCGAGCGGCGACCACGTTCTGGCCGTGTTCCAGCTGGACCGGACGGCCCGGGGTGCCGCAAACGGCAGTCGTAGCGATAGCGCAACGACTGTGACCGAGACGGTCACCATTGCTCAGCAAGCAACGGTTGCCCGCGAAGTGGAGCAGCTCCGGGGCATCGTTGCCCGGTGCCAGGGTCTCGCCGACTGGCTGATCCGGCACTCGTCTCTCGGCGTCGACATCGAGGCCGACAGCATCCGCCGCGCCATCGGTGACCGGCTGCGCACCGCCCTCGATCCTTCAGCCCGGCCAGCCGAATGGGAGGCCCAGTGAACACCTGCCAGCTGTGCGAGCAGCCCGACGAGACCGGCAGCTACCTGTGCGTCGGCTGCACGAAGGCGACCACGGTGCGCCTGGAGTGCTTGCCTGACCTGTATGCCGGGCTGCTGCCCTTCCTCGCCCCGTCCACGGCCGTGGCCCAGGGCCGCGGCGGGAAGGGCGGCCCGGCCCCGTTGCCGGTGCGCGAGGAGATCCTTGACCTGCGCGGCCCCGGCGGCATGGTCGGCGTCGTGGAGGACTGGCTTTCCGCTCTGCACGCCGACCGGGGGATGCGGCCGCCGACGTTCGCCGGGGCGGTCGAGGCCCGGCTGAAGTTCGCGGCCGCGCGACTGCTGGCCAACATGCCGTGGGTCGCCGTGTCGTGGCCGCAGGCCGGCACGTTCGCGACGGAGATCCGCGACCTGGAAAAGGGCGTGCGGTCGATCATCGCCCCGGATCCGGCAGCCGACCGCGGCCGGCGCATCGGGAACTGCCCGGCCCTCGACCCATCGGGGACGCTGTGCGGTGCGGTCTTGCGGCTGGCCCCGGGCGAGAAGGCGGTGCGCTGCGAGTGGTGCGGCACCGCGTACCCGCCTTACGTGTGGGGGCAGTTGAAGACGTGGATGGCCGAGGACTCGCGGGCTGGGAATGCTGCGTAGCCCTTGCGTATCCAACCCAGGGTTGGATAGAGTCTGTCTCGTGAACGCGATTCCCTGGCGGGATCGGGTGCGCGGAGAAGACCAGCTGCTGGAACAGCTTCAACTCCTCGTCTCCGAATCCGCCAAACGACGAGCGCTCGCCCTGCTCGACGGCGTAGCCGAACTCGGAACCGTGGCCGACGTGGCCAAGGAGCTTGGGAAGAGCTGGAACGCCATCGACAAGGCGATCAAGAAGAACGGGCCCACCGCGGGCTCGACAACCGAATAGAAACGGGGCCGGACGACAGCTCCCCAGGTGCTGGAACACCTGGGAGCGGCCGCGTCGCCCGACCCCTGACCGAAGTCCATCCTGACCTAACCAGGAGGCACGGCCATGGCCGATCATGCCCACGTTGTGTTGCGCAACACAACTCCAACCTCGCCCCGGCGCATCGTCGCCGTCGGCACCACCCGCCACCACGGCGGCCGCACCATCACCGTGCGCGCCACCGAGGCAGGCGTCACCGGCACCATCAACAGCCGCTGCCCCCGCTGCCGGCGCACCTTCGAGGACTGCACCTGCGGCGGCGCCCGATGACGACGCCCCTCGTCCTCAGCGACGACACCATCACCCTCCTCGGCCTCCTCGCCGACCTCCTCGACGCCCAGCGCCCCACCGCCGAGATGCGCGACGAGATCCGCCTCGCCCGCGCCCTCATCCTCGCCGAGCAGCTGTACGGCCCCACCGAGAAGGCGTTCGACGCCGAGCAGGACCTCCTGGCCGCCGCCCCCGCCGTGCGCCACGACCAGACCCGCGGCGAGTACGCCGCCCTCCTCCGCCTCATCGCGAAGGGGGTGAGCGCCGCATGAGCGAGGACCGCCCCATCGTGAACCCGTTCCCGCGCCGGAACTCGGACGGTACGACGACCATCACGACGGAAGACGCGGGCGACATCCGCCTCCTGTGCCCGCCGTGGTGCGTGGTCCAGCACGGCTACCGGCACCAGCCCATGAAGGCCGACATCACGCACCGCAGCGAACCGGAGTGGGCGTTGGTCGACACCCCGGAGACGGGCCCGACGAGCCTGGTCGAGGTCGGGCTGATCCAGTGGCCGTTCGGCGACCACCGGCAGGTGTTCCTGTCCGTGGCGACGGACGACGGGGACAAGGAAGTCGGCCCGACCGCGGCCCGCCAGGTCGCGGAGGCGCTCCGGGTCCACGCCGCCCACATCGACGCCATGGCCGCGAAGCTCGTAGCCATCCGGGCCGGTGAAGACCGATGAAGGGGACCACTCCCTCGCGCGGGCTCGCAGCCGGCGCCGCCACCGTGACGGTGCTTCTCACCGCGGCCGCGTTCTGGCTGTCCTACGAGCACCTGCACGACGTCGCCGACCTCAACGGCCTCGACGCCGAACGCGCATGGGCCTGGCCCGCCACCGTCGACCTGTTCATCGTCGCCGGAGAACTCCTGATCCTCCGCGCCTCGCTCCAGCACCGTGTCGACCCGTGGGCCATCGGCCTCGCCGCATCCGGCTCGCTCGGCTCGATCGCCCTCAACGTGGCCGGCGTCGGGGCAGGGGCATCGGCGATGGAGTACGTCGTCGCCGCCGTCCCCCCCACCGCCGCACTCGTCGCGTTCGGCGCCCTCATGCGGCAGGTGCATGAGGCGCTCGCCACCGCGCGGCCGCTGGCCGAGCCGGTCACTGTGACCCCAACCATGGCCATGACGACCATGGTTGCCACCCCCCGCCCCGTGCCCGAAGTGGTACCCGCCGGGGCTCGGCTCCTGCCGCTGGTGCCCGGCGACGTGACCGACGAGATGACCATCGAACGCCTCGACGCCGAGCCCGAGCAGGTGGTCACCCGCCCCTCGGTCGAGACCGCGTTCAAGATGCTCGACTGGTCGGCGCTCAACCTTCCCGGTGACCAGCGGCACCCCGCCGAGCTGACCACCGCGCAAGCCGCCGCAGAGCCGCGCCAGGTGGTCACCGTCCCGGTCACCATCACCCCCGCTGAACTGCGGCGACAAGCCCGGGCGCTGAACCGGCAGGTGGTCACCGAGACAGGCCGCCCCGTGACCATCGAACGCCTACGCGACGAGTACGGACTCTCCCGCCGCGACGCCACCGACCTCCGCCGCGAAGTCGTCGGGAGCAACCGGTGATCGCCTACGCCTTCGGGTGGGGCCTGGTCACATACGTCCTCCTGCGCCTCCCCGCCGCGCTCTTCCGCAGTGACCGGCTCGCCACCTGGGCGATCTACGCCGCGTCCGCCACCACCATCGCCAAGCTCCTCGGCTACTGAAAGGCCCACCATGCGTACCAACCTGGCCGCAGCCATCGACACCGCCTCGCGCCACACCATGGCCGCCACCCACGAACAGGTGCCCGCCCTCGACGTCAACGGAGGCGCCCTCGGCGCCCTCCTCATCGGCCTCATCATGTGCACCGTCATCGCCGTGAAGTGGAAGAACAACGTCTACAAGGAGCCCGAGCGCAAGGCCATCGTCATCACCGCCATCGCCTGCATCCTCCTCGCCGGCAGCGCGGGCGGGATCATCGCCGACATCTTCGGCAGCGTGCAGGACATCGGCGACCAGGTCGGCAACAGCGTCACCACCGTCGGGACCGGCCGATGAAGCTCCCCCTCAAGCCCCTCATCCAGCCCCTCGGCGACGGGTCCGTAGTCCTCTACGACCGGATCACCGGCTGGGTCACCTCCCCGAAGTACCGGGACGCACCCGCCGAGCCCCCGGCCAAGGACAGCGACAAGCCCAAGGACGGCAAGGGCAAGCCCAAGGGCGAGGCACCGGCCGAGAAGCCGAAAGGCGAGACGTCCGACGAGAAGCCCAAGCAGGTGCTCGACAAGCGGGCCCCCATGAAGCGAGTCGGGATGCTCCTCGGCGGCGCCTACGTCGTCGCCTCCACCGACTACACCACCTACGCCACCGCCGCGGCCGCGCTCGGCTGGGTCGCCGCCGCCTACATGTTCGCCCCGCCCCGCGAGAAGGCCATCGAACCCGCGCCGGCCACGCCCGAGACGCCCCGCGACGCGATCGTCCAGTGGCTCACCGACGTCATCGGCGACCGCGTCGGTGTGCACCTCTACGAGCTCTACCCCCGGATGCGCGCCCTGCCCGGCATGAAGGGGTACGACGACGCCGCCCTCCGCGGCGCCCTGAAGGCCCTCGACATCACCATCACCCGGGCCTTCACCATCGGCGAGGACAAGGGCCTCTCCGGGGTCCGCCTCGTCGACCTCGCCACTCCCCTCCCCTCTCGGGAAGAGCGACCCCTCTCCAAGGAGAAAGACGCAGGTGAGAGCACCTGCTCTACCCCCGAAGAGCGGCAGGAGAGCGGCCCCTCACCCGCTGAAGAGTCCCCCGTCGCCGCCTGACGGCTGCTGTACAGCAACGCCCGGGGCGGCCGACTCACTGCCAGGCGACCGGCCACCCCGGGCCCCATCCCCAACCACGAGACAGGACCACGATCATGGCACTCGAATTCCCGCCCCTCCCGTACTGCGCGAAGTGCGGCGGCCACTACCCCGCCCACAGCCACTGACCCTCAACCCGAAGGTCTGTAAGGTCCTCCAGCTCCTGGAGGTGTAGCTACGCCGGGGCCCCGGTCGTCACAACGGCGGCCGGGGTGACGAGTAGACGCAGGCTGCGCTGTCAGAGCGCCCTGGAAACATGAACGTCAAAGCCCCGGCGGCTGCGTCAACAGCCCCGAGGCAAGGCCGATCACCAGAGGAGATCGACTTGTACGAGGATAATCGCGTTCACATCTGGGGCGCTGACACTCAGGCTCAGCCGTTAACGGAACGGCTTGCCGCGGTTGGCTGTCTCATTGACCCGAACGATCCCGCCCTTACTGAGATCTTGATTGAACTCGGACGCATCAGCGGGGAGCTTCGCAACCTCTCCAACCCCGACTCGGACACAGTGCGCATAGCCATCCGCGTCGGGCGGGCTAGGCACGAGCGGCTCCGAACCCAGACGCCCCAACCACGCAGGAGTGGAGCTCGCGAGAACGCCAACGGCTGGATTTACTACATTCGTCGAGGTGCGCTGGTGAAGATCGGGACCACGATCGACCTGTACAAGCGCATGGCGGCCCTCCTCCCGGAAGAGGTGCTCGCGGTTGAGCCGGGAAGCCACGCCAAGGAAGCGGAGCTGCACAAGGAATTTCGTGCGCTACGGGTGGTCGGACAGCGCGAGTGGTTCTACGCAGGCCGCAAGCTTCAGGCCCATATCGAAGACGTCCTCGACCGCAACGGTCCGCCGCCGGCGGACCTGCCGACGCTCCCATCTGCAGCTGGCATGCTTGATCTGTGAGCAGACTCGTTGACACCGCAGCGGCCCAGCTCGGCATGAACATCAAGCCCGCCACCATGCGCAAGTGGATTCAGCGCGGCAAACTAACCCGACACGGGCACGATTACCACGGCCGCGCCATCGTCGACCTCGACGAGATCGAACAGATCCTCGCCGCCAAACAGGCGCTTGAATGATCAATGAGACCGTGTCACACTGACTTCGCACCCGCATGCCCAGACATGCGCACCAGACATACGAAGACCCCGACCTAGCGCCTTTGGTCGGGGTCTTCGCCGTACAACCACTCCGAACGCGGATGCGCCAGCCTGTTCTGCGCATCGGCCACGAACGAGTCCAGCATGTCCCTGAAAGTGCCCATGCACTGATCTACCTCACGCTTCAGCGCGGAAGAGTTTCCAGGTCCCCCGGTTCTCGCCACGGCCCAGGGCCCCAAGGCGCTCATGAGCTCCGTCAAGGCGCCACGGACGTTCGTCACCGCGTCCGCTTCCGACGCGGAAACTCGCAGTCTCAGCACGTTCTCCCGGAAGACGCAGGCTTTCACCTGTTCCGTTAGCGCGCCCATCGCCTCCTCGGGGGTGCCATACCCGAACTCCCGTAGGAGCCGACCCTCCCGTCGGCCAGCGTCGACCAGGGCCACGAAGTTCGCTGCCAGCATGCGCGCCTGGTTGAACTCCGCCACGACGCCTGCATACGCATCGACCTTGGCCTGCCAGATGGCTTCGTTTCTCTGGCCCGCCAGCTGGATTTTGACACCGTCAACGGTGGCCTTCGCCTGTAGGCGCCCAGCGAAGTACCCGATCGCAGCCCCGGCCAGCGCACTGACCGCCCCGATACCCGCAGCCCATACGGCCGCATCCCCCTCATCCATGACGCCGGATTGTGCCAGGCATCGCACCCGGGCAGCGGGCCCGCTCACGTAGCGGGCCTTCGTCATGTCACGAGACGATGACGCCCCCTTCACCCCGCCCACACATGTGGAAGCGTGACCCCCTCAGTCAGTTATCCCAGGGGGGACCATGAACACCCGCACCACCGCCGTTGCGCTCATCGCCGCAGGCCTGCTCGCCATCACGCTCACCGCATGCGACGGAGACGACGACAAGGCCGCCGCCACCAAGCCCAGCGAGGCACCCACCTTGTCTGCCGCAGACCGCGAAGCCGCGCGCGAAGCCGCCGGCCTCCCGCCCAAGCCCAACGCGGCCACCACCGCCGCCTACATCAAGGCTCTCGACGCCATCGACACCGACATCGTCCACGGCAAGACCGAGAAGGCCGTCGACCGAGGGCTGAACACCTGCAGCTCCGTGAAAAGCTCCCCGAACGACCAGGCCAAGCTGATCGACCTGACGAACCAGCGCTTCAGCAGCCCCACCCACCCGGAAGGGCACGGCCCGGAAACCGCAGAGAAGATCCTCAAGGCCGTCCGCAAGCACCTCTGCCCCGACTTCTGACACGTCATGGCCGAGACGCCGAAGAAGACGTACCCCTGCTGCGCTATCCCGCTGTTCATCCTGCTGGTGCTGGTCATCATCGGTAGCTGCTCAGCCAGCTCTGACGACACCGAGGACGCGCCCTCGCCAACCCAGCCGACCCTCAAAGACCCTGGGTACACCGACAGCCTCTGCGAGGGCGGCGACTACGCCCTGTACGACGACTGCCGCTGACCGTCCAACCCGAGCCCGGCCCGCACCACGCAGGCCGGGCTCACGCACGCCCAGGAGAAGCCCATGCAGCACTCGGCCCAGTACGTTGCTGAGCTCAAGGAAGCAGAGGCCAGCCCCGGTGGATGGCGCCAGTTCGAAGGCACAGGCCGCGCCTGCGTCGTCTGCCCCTGCGGCACCGTCACCGGCTTCGTGCCCAGAGAAGAAGCCGTCAAGGCGTACAAGGAACACGGGCTCGGCCGGCCACTGGCCGAACCCACCCTGATGAGCCCCGGAGACGCGACGCCGGGCACCGCCCATCAGGCTGCGCCGACCCAGACCGTGCAGCTCGGCCTGGACCCGGCCAAGGCCGAGGCGTTGGAGCGCGAGTTCCGCGCACTCATCGAAAAGTTCACGCGCTCCTAGCCTGGCCCAGGAGGACACCGTGGCCGACGTTCAGCCCGTTGCTATTCAGCTCCCGCCCCTGCCGGAACACGTCACCAGGGACACCCTGCTGGACGTCATCCGCACACTCGGCCTCGACCCAAAGCTGACCTGCGAGATCACGCTCGGGCTCGGCGACATCACCGCCACCCTGCTCATCCCGCGCGAGAGCGGCGGCGACAAGGCGCGCATCACGGTCACCATCCCCATCAGCTGACCCAGGAGGACACCTTGCCCCGCATCCGCGTCCTTGAGCTTCCCGCCGAACACCGAGGCGAGGAGATGACCACGCCGTTCGTCCTGGTCGTCGACCAGGTGTCGGCAGAAGCCCTCCACCACATGGATAACGCAGCCCTTGCCGAGAAGGTCGGAGCGCGCGCGGTCCTGTGCTTCGCGGAGTCCGTCGACCTGGAGTAGCCATGCCCCCGCGTAAGGCCATGCAGGTCTGCCCCACCCCCGGGTGCCCCACCCTCACCCCCGGTGGCAGGTGCCCCCCATGCCAGGCCCAGGCCACCAAGGACAGGCCCAAGCATCGCAACGCAGGACGCGGCCGGCGATGGGCCAACGCCAGCGCCCGCTACCTCGAAGACCATCCCTACTGCGAGTGCGAGCAGTGCGCCCCGCTGCCACCACTGCAACGAGACCTGGCCACAGAGGTCGACCACATCGACGGCCTCGGACCGCTCGGACCACGCGGCTACGACCCCACCAACTGGCAGGCCATGAGCAAGCGGCACCACAGCCGCAAGACCGCCCGCGAGACCTGGGGCCACTGACCGTCACGCACCGCGACCACCACCCAGGGGGGTACCCCCACCGGCCAGGGGGTGGCGAGACGCGGGGGAGGGCGCTCGGGGGCGCGCCGGGTTCAAAGGGTGCCCCGCTGTCACGCAACGTGACGGCCGAGTGCTGCGCAACGCAGCGCGTGAAGGAGTGATCGACATGCCCCGTGGTGGAGCTCGCGCGGTATCCGGGCCGCCCCCGGACCCGAGGTCGCTGAAGAGTGCGGCGTCGATGGAGAAGGGCGGGTGGCGGACGCTGCCGGCCGAGGGCCGCGGCGAGCCTGCGCCCGAGTGGCCGCTGACGTCGCCGGCCGACCGGGAGCTGGACCTGTGGGAGGAGATGTGGGCCAAGCCGCAGGCCGTGGCGTGGGCCGCCCTCTCGCAGGAGCTGGAGGTGGCCCTGTTCGTGCGGACGCTGGCCGAGGCCGAGCGCGCGGACGGCCGCGTGGACGTGAAGAAGATGGTGCGCAGCTACCTGGACAGCCTGGGCCTGAGTGTGGCGGGCATGAACCGGAACCGGTGGAAGGTCGCGCCCGCCCTCGACGAACCGGCCGTGGACTCCCCGGCTGCTGCTGCGCCGGTGCGGCGGCCGTCGGCGCGTGACCGGTTGAAGGTCGTGCCCAGTGGCGAAGGCGCCTGACGCTGCCGCCGAGTTCGTCGTCGACTTCCCCACCCTGTGGATCGTGCCGGACTGGATCGAGGCGCATTGCCCGGTCCCGGACGGGTTCCGTGCGGGCGAGGACATGGAGTTGTACCCGTGGCAGCTGTGGTGCACGGTCAACCACTACCGCGTGAAGCCCGCGGCCACCGTCGGGCAGTTGGCGCCCGCCTTCCACTACCGCCGCAGCCAGGTCGTAGCGCCGCAGAAAACGGGCAAGGGCCCGTGGTCGGCGACGATCGTGCTGGCCGAGGCTGCTGGCCCGGTGGTGTTCAACGGCTGGGCCAAGGGCGGGGAGCGGTACCGGTGTTCCGAGCACGGGTGCGGCTGTGGGTGGTGGTACGACTACGAGCCCGGCGAGCCGATGGGCACTCCATGGCCTACGCCGCTGATCCAGTTGACGGCCACCTCGGAGGACCAGGTCGCGAACGTCTACCGGCCGCTGCGGTCGATGGTGCGGCGCGGCCCACTCGCGGCCGTGATGCAGACCGGTGAGGAGTTCACGCGGGTCGGTGAGGATGGGCGGATTGACGTCGTCACGTCGTCGGCGCTGTCTCGCCTCGGCAACCCGGTCAACTTCGTGATGCAGGACGAGACTGGTCTCTACAACGCGGCGAACAAGCTGCGTCGGGTCGCGGAGACGCAGCGTCGCGGTGCGGCTGGCATGGGCGGCCGGACGATGGAGACGACGAACGGGTGGGATCCGTCAGAGAAGAGCGTCGCGCAGTCGACAAGCGAGGCAAAGGCGCGGGACATCTTCCGGTACCACCCGCAGGCCCCCAAGACACTGTCGTACAGCAACAAGCGGGACCGCCGGAAGATCCACACCATCGTCTACGCGGGCAGTAGCCACGTCGACTTGGACGCGATCGAGGCCGAGGCAGCCGAGATCATGGAGAAGGACCCAGCCCAGGCCGAGCGCTTCTTCGGCAACCGGTGCGTGGCCGGCAGCGCCAGCTGGTTGGACCCGGCGAAGTGGGCGGCCAGGGCCAAGCCCCGCCACGTGCGCCCCCTGACCCGCATCGTGCTGGGCTTCGACGGGTCCGAGGTCGACGACTGGACCGCGATCCGGGCCGAGACCATGGACGGCTACCAGTTCACCCCGCTGTACGGGCCGAATGACGAGCCGACCATCTGGAACCCGGCGGACTACGGCGGGCAGGTCCCGGCGACAGAAGTCCATGCGGCGGTCGCACAGCTGATGGCTCGTTACGACGTGGTCCGCCTGTATGCGGATCCGCCGTACTGGCCGACCGAGATTGACCAGTGGGCCGACCTGTACGGCGAGGACCGGATCGTCCGCTGGCATACCCGCCGCATCGTCCAGATGCATGCCGCGTGCGAGCGCCTGAAGACAGATGTGGTTCGGGCGAACGGCGGCGGCGCTGTCTCGTTCTCGCACGACGGCTGCCCGATCACCGCGGACCACATTGCGAACACGCGGGCGGCCGCGCGCCCGATGGACCGCTACGTCCTGAAGAAGGCCAGCGACGGTCAGAAGATCGACGCCACTATCCCCAGCATCCTCGCCCACGAGGCGCTCGGTGACGTCATTGCGGCTGGCCTCGCCGAGCGACCGGTGTCCTACTACTACGGCAGTTGAGAGAGGGGGCCCGATGGCAACGATGGAACAGGCCCTCCACCTGGTGCAGCTGCTGGAGGACGAGCTCGCACAGCGGGGTGTGCCGATTGCCCGGCACAACGCCTACTACCAGGGCAGGCACCCACTGAAGTTCGCGTCGGAGGAGTTCGCGAAGTTCCACGGTGACCGGTACCGGGAGTTCTCCGACAACTGGGTCCAGGTCGTGGGCGACTCCCCGGTGGAGCGTATGACCGTGACAGGGTTCCAGGCATCCGGTGAAACGTCCGCCGACCGGGACCTGTGGCGGGTGTGGCAGGTCAACGGCCTGGACGCCGACTCGCAGCTGGGTTTCCTCGGCTCGGTCGTTAACGCCCGGTCCTTCGTCCTGGTGTGGGGCGACCCTGACGACGAGGAGATCCCCGTCGTCACGTTCGAGGACCCGGGCCAGTGCGTCATCGCCTACGAGCCGGGGTCGCGCCGGCTGCGACGTGCGGCGCTGAAGCGGTGGCAGGACGGCGACGAGGACTACGCGACGCTGTATCTGCCCGATGAGGTGTGGAAGTTCTGCCGGCCGCACCTGGTCCAGAGCACCGACAAATCGCCGCAGATGTCCGACGTGGACGAAGCGCTGAAGCGGTGGCGCCCCCGCGACATGGGCCTGGAGCCGAACCCGCAGCCGAACCCCATGGGTCTCGTGCCGATGGTGGAGCTCCCGAACAAGCCGTCCCTGGCCTCGGACCCGATCAGCGACGTGCACGGCGTGATCGCCATGCAGGACGCCATCAACCTGCTGTGGGCACAGCTGTTCACCGCCTCGGACTACGCCAGCTTCCCGCAGCGGGTCATCATGGGCGCCGAACGCCCCGTCCTCCCGGTGCTGAACGAGAAGGGCGAGGTGATCGGCTCCAAGCCGGTCGACATCGAGAAGTTCGCCGTGGACCGCGTGATGATGTTCAACGGCAAGGACGTCCACATCGGTGAGTGGCAGGCCGCGAACCTGACCATGTACACCAGCCTCATCGAGGTGGCCGTCGGACACCTGGCCGCCCAGACCCGCACCCCGCAGCACTACCTCGTGGGGAAGATGGCGAACCTGGCCGAGGGCGCCCTACTGGCCGCTGAGACCGGTCTCGTGAAGCGGGTGGAAGAGAAACAGATCTGGTCCGGGCAGGGCCTGCGCGAAATGGCCCGGCTGATCGCTCTGGCCCGCGGCGAGAAGGGGAAGGCGCAGGCACTGCGGTCCGGGCGGGTCCTGTGGAAGGACGCCGAGTCCCGGTCTCACGCCCAGCTGTCCGACGCGCTGCTGAAGCTGAAGCAGATCGGGTTCCCCTTCGAGTGGCTGGCCCTGCGCTACGGGCTCACCCCTACCGAGGTCGCCGACGTGATCGCGATGCGGGAGCGGGAGGCGGAAATGGACCCGGTTGCCGAGATCACCCGTCAGCTCACGGGCAGTGCCAGCCCGGAGCCGCATGAAGCGCCGGAGGAGGATTCCGCCCCCGAGGAGGTGGCGGTGTAATGCCCAGCGCGCTCGCAAAGGCCCACGCCCTCTCCCGTATTCGCCTAGCCCTGGCCGCGGCGAGGGCCGCGCAAGGGGCGTGGAAGGGCATCGACCGGGGCAACCTCGCGAACTCGTGGGCCGTGGCACTTGGCCCGGTCATCGCGGCGGTGGCCGGGGCCCAGTTGGCCGCCGCGCAGGGCACCGAGCCATGGCTGCAACGGCTGCTGGGCACGGACCCGGGGCAGGCCGGGACCGGGCAGCTCAACCCGCGCGCACTGGCCGGGGTAACCGGGGACGGCACGCTGCTCGTCCAGGCCCTTCAGGTGCCGATGTGGACGACGCTGCGCCTGGTCGGTCAGGGCATGCCGATCGCGCACGCCATGGCGCGCGGCCAGGCCCTGCTGAACCTCATGGTGCGCACGGCCGTCGCGGACGCCGGGCGTGCCGCCGACCAGGTCGCCATGACGACCCGGCCAGCGGTCACCTCGTACATCCGGGTCGTGGAGTCCGGGGCGTGCTCGCGGTGCATCATCCTGGCCGGCAAGGAGTACGGGCACAGCACCGGGTTTCTGCGGCACCCGCGCTGTCACTGCGGGATGGAGCCGGTCACCGACGAGCACAAGCCCGAGGCCCAGGACCCGCAGAAGCTGTACGACAGCATGTCCGAGGCCCAGCGGAAGAAGACGTTCGGCGAGGCCGCCGTGAAAGCGTTGGATGCCGGCGCCGATCTCGGCCTGGTCGTCAACGCCCGCCGTGGCATGGCCACCGCCACCGTGTTCGGGCGCACCGTGCAGGCGACTACCGAGGGCACCACGTCCCGGGGCATCGCGGGCAAGCGCCTGAAGAACCTGGCGAAAGTGCCTGGCCAGCGGTACCAGGTGTCGCAGGTTCCGCGCCTGATGCCCGAAGAGATCTTCCGGCAGGCCGACGACCGCGAACACGCGATCCGTCTGCTGCGCCGTTACTCGTACATCTTCTGACCCGCCCCGGCGCAACGCCCGGGCCCGCCCCCGCAACGGGAGACACCATGACCACACCCACGCCGGCCGAGACGGACACCGACCCGGCGGCCGACCCGGTCGAGCCCGACGACGTCGTCACCGACACCGACCCGGCCGACGACGACACCGACCCGGAAGGGGCGGACGCCCTCGGCGACCCGGGCAAGAAGGCCCTGGACACCATGAAGGGCAAGCTGAAGGCCGAGCGCGAGCGACGCCGCACCCTCGAAGCGCAGCTCGCCGAGCGGGACAAGCCCGCCGACGGTGACCAGCCCGACCAGGAGGCACTGGAGCGGCAGGCCGAGGCCAAAGCCCTGGCCCGCGTGAACGAGCGCCTGGTGAAGGCCGAGGTACGGGCCGCCGCCGCGGGGAAGCTCGCCGACCCGGCCGACGCGCACCGCTTCCTGGACCTGGGCCAGTTCGAGGTCGACGACGACGGCAACGTTGACGCCGACGAGGTCGCCGACGCGATCGACGACCTGCTCAAGTCCAAGCCCTACTTGGCCGCGCAAGGCGGCAGCACCAAGCCGCGGTTCCAAGGGACCGCAGATTCCGGCGCCCGCAAGGGGAATGCCCGGCCCACCCAGCTCACCGAGGCAGACGTCAAGCGCCTGTCCGCGGCGGGCAACCACGCCGAGATCGTCAAGGCCCAGAAAGAGGGCCGCCTCGACGACTACCTCGGCTCCAACCGGTAACCCCCCTTCAAGGAGAAGAACCCATGGCCATCAGCGCCTTCAAGCCGGAAGTCTGGAACGCAAACCTCCTGGTCACACTGGAGCGGAGCCACGTTTACGCCGCTGCCGGCGTCGTGAACCGCGACTACGAGGGCAACATCGCCAACTACGGCGACACCGTCCACATCACCTCGCTCGCCGACCCGACGATCGGCACGTACACCCCGCACACCGACATCACCATCGAGGACGTCGACGACGCGGACGCCACCCTGCTCATCGACCAGTCCAAGTACTTCGCGTTCGAGGTCGACGACGTCGAGAAGCGCCAGGCCATGAACGGCGGCGCGATCCTGACCGAGCAGGCGCGCAAGGCCGCGTACAAGCTGCGCGACGTCGCCGACACCTACGTGGCCGGCCTCATGGCCGCGGGCGTGGACGCGGGCAACCTGATCGCCGAGCAGACCCTGACCGACCCGGCCGACGCCTACGACCTGCTCGTGGATCTCGGCACGACGCTCAGCGAAGACGACGTTCCGTTCGACGGCCGGTGGGCTGTCGTCACCCCCAAGTTCTACGGGCTGCTGCTCAAGGACTCCCGCTTCGTCGGCACTGGCGACGCGCAGGCTGCCGCCACCCGCATGAACGGCGTCGTCGGTGAGGCGGCCGGGTTCTCCGTCCGCCAGTCGAACAACGCCCCCAACGGCCCGGGCGCCGGTGCGGGCAAGCTGGTGATCGCCGGGTACAACGGTGCGGTCACCTACGCCGAGCAGATCAACAAGACCGAGGCGGCCCGCAAGGAGAAGGGCTTCGCGGACATCGTGAAGGGCCTCCACCTGTACGGCGGCAAGGTCGTCCGGCCGAAGGGCCTGGCCGCCGCGGACGTGATCATCTGATGGCCGGGCAGATGAGCGACGGCGACGAGATCCGCCTGATCGGCACGGGCGGGGCCCCGGTGCTGCTGACTGTGGGCCGCCCGTTCTCCGCTGAGGAGATCGAGAAGCGGCTGGACAGCGGTGAGTGGCGGCGCGAAGGCACCGACCCCGCCGTATCCGACCCGGGCCCCAAGCCGCGCAAGGAGAAGTTGTCCAAGCCGTCCGACGACCCCGGGCCCGGCCCCAAGCCGCGCACGGAAAAGCTGTCCAAGGCGTCCGACGGCGACGCCAACGGGCCGCAGCCGCGCACCGAGATCCTGTCCACGCCCGAGGACGACGGCCGGCCCGCCGTCAACGCCCCCAAGAGCGAGTGGGCGGCCTACGTTGCCCGCACCCAGCAGATCTCCATGGACGACGCCAACACCTACACCAAGGCCGACCTGATCGACATGGTCAGCTGACACCCGGGAGGTCACCGTGGCACTCGATCCTCTGGCCACCCTCGACGACCTCGCCGAACTCGGCCTGACCGTTGAGAACGACGAGACGACCGTCGCCAACCGGTACCTCGCCGTCGCTTCGGCTGCCGTCCGGGACGCGGCCGGCAGTCCGATCTCCCAGACGACGTCCACGGTGACGCTGGAGGGCGACACAGGGCAGCGCCTGAGGCTGCCTGGTCTGCCCGTTCAGTCCGTGGCTGCGGTCGCCATCGACGGCACCGCGGTCACGGACTGGCGGCTGCGTTCGGGTGCGCTGTGGAGGTTCGGCGGCTGGACGAACATCCTGCCGTCCGACGTCGTCGTCACGTACACCCATGGCCTGCCCGAGGTGCCGGCCGACATCGTCGACCTCGTCGGCCGCCTGGTCGCCGGGGCCATGGCCTCGTACCGGGCCGAGGACGGCGGGGCCAGCCTCGGCACCCAGGTCATCACCTCTGAGCGGATCGGCGACTACGCGGTTACCTTCGGCGGAGACGGCCTGGCCACGGACATGGAGCTTCCCGCGTATCTGCGGGAGCGTCTGGCCGCGCGCTTCGGCGGCGGTGCGTACTCGCTGAGGTCGCGGTGAGGGGGCCGGGCCGGTACCTCAACCGGCGCCTGGAGGTGTGGCGGCCGACTACCACCGACGACGGGTACGGCGGGCAGGAGACCACGCTCGTGCAGCAGCCCGGCACCGTCCGGGCGAAGGTCGACCAGCCGTCCAACGCCGACCAGCTGCTGGCACAACAGTCCGGCAGCGAGCACGACCACACCGTGTACCTGCTGCCGTCCGCCGACGTGCGTCGCGGCGACGAGCTGCGCGGCACGGACCGCCTCGGCCAGGCCCAGGTGTTCCGGGTCCTGGCCACGGTCCAGCCATCCACCCCCGTCTACTCCAAGGCCCCGTGCCAGCTGATCCAGAAGGAGGGCGGATGACCGACCCCGTACCCGAGCAGCGGCGGCCGACCCCGGCCGACTCGCTGGAGTGCCGGCAGAACGCCGAGGATGCCCTGCGCGATCAGGCGCCCCTGAGCGCGTGCGCGTGGGCTCTGCTCGCCATCGCCGCCGAGGCTGCCGTCATCCGCCGCACAGGGCAGCGGTAGAGGTGGCACGGCGGCGGCGCACCCGGCGCCCCACCACCCGGCGCAGTGGCCTACAGGTCAACATCGAGGGCCTGGACGAGCTGCGCGACCGACTGGACGAGCTCGGCCCCGAGTACCGGGCCGCGTGCTTTCGGGCCCTGAAGGAGATCGCCGGGACGATCGTGAACGACGTGCAGCACACCGTCCGCGTCGACACCGGGAACCTGAAGCACGACGTCAAGGCGCGGTTCGAGAACAACCGGCTGCGGGCCGAGATCGGCTGGTGGCAGGACGACGACGGATACGCCAAAGAGCAGGAGCTCGGCTCCCGGCGCGTCCCTGCGAACCCGACGCTGCTGCCCGCCCTGGAGCGTGAACGCCCGCACATCGCCGCGCGCATCCGGGACGAGATCAGGAGGGCGACGCCATCGTGACAACACCGCCCGCCCCGATGCTGCCCGTGCAGGGCGCCGTCGACGCCCGGCTACGCGGCGACAGCGAGCTGATGGGCATGGTCAAGGGCCTGTACGACTACGTCCCCGAGACGGCCGCCTACCCGTTCATCGTGACCGGTGAAGCGATCGAGACGCCCGACAACCGACTCAACTCGTTCGGCCGGCAGACCGTGCTCACCTTGCACGTGTGGTCGCAGTACCGCGGCTACGCGCAGGCCCTGAGGATCGGGGCCCGCATCACCGCCCTGCTCGATCACCAGCCGCTTACCGTGCCCGGCCTGGCCCACGTTGTGACCCGCTTCGAGTTCTCCCAGACGCTGACGGACCCCGAGCCGCCGGGCAACATCCGCCACCTGGTGCTGCGGTACCGGGTCGTCACCGAGCAGCCGTAACTCACCCCACCACCCTGCCCCGTGCCGCCATGGCCGGGGCCTCTTGCATGCCCAAGGAGGCAGCCATGGCCGGCATCGACGGCTTCGGAACGATCCTCAAGCGCGGCGACGGCGAGACCCCCGAGGTCTTCACCGCCATCGCAAACGTCACCGGCATCGAGGACGGGGGCCGGTCCCGGAACACGATCGACGTCACCGCCCACGACTCGCCGGACCAGTACATGGAGTTCGTCGGCGGGCTCATCGACCCGGGCGAGGTGACGGCCGACGTCAACTACGACCCCGCCGTCCATGACGTCCTGGAGGCGGACCTGGAGGACAAGGACCCGCGGAACTACCAGATCGTCTTCCCCGACACGGGCGAGACGACGTTCTCGTTCGCGGCTGTGATGACGGGGCTCTCCAAGTCGGCGCCCTACGACGACAAGCTGTCCGCCTCGCTGACCTTCAAGGTCTCCGGCAAGCCCACCATCGCCTAGAACGGACCACCCATGGCACTGCTCAGCAAGGACCAGATCGCCGCCGCGGACGACCGCCAGTGGGAGGACGTCCCCGTCCCGGAGTGGGGCGGCGAGGTGCGCATCCTCGGCATGTCCGGCACGGAGCGCAACGCGTACCAGTCGTCCCTGGTCGTGATCGGGACGAACGGGAAGCCGCAGCGGGTCAACCTCACGGACCAGCTCGCCAAGCTCGTCGGCAAGTGCCTGGTCGGCGAGGACTTCGAGCGCCTCTACACCGACAAGGAAGTGGCCGCGCTCGGCCGGAAGAACGGCGCCGTCCTGGACCGCCTCGCCGACGTCGCGAAGCGGCTGTCCGGGCTCGACGAGAAGTCCACCGAGGACGCGGCGGGAAACTCCGAAGCCGGCCCGAGCGCCGGTTCTACTTCCGACTAGCGGCTCACCTCGGCGCCCGCTCGGTGCGCCACATGCTCGCGGACATGTCCTCGGCAGAGCTCACCGAGTGGGCGGCCTACGAGCAGATCAGCGGCCCCCTCGGGCCTGAGCGCATGGATGTCCTGCTCGCGTCCCTCACGGCCACGGTCGCGAACACCGCCCGCGGCAAGGGGCAGAGGGCGAAGGAGCCGCAGGACTTCATGCCGAAGTGGGACCAGGGTGCCCCCGCTCGGGGCGGTGACTGGCAGCAGATGCTCACCACCGTTACGTCGCTGAACCGGCGGCTGCGCGGGACCGATGTGAGAGGGGGCCGCGGTGACGCTTGAGGAACTGCTCGTCTCGGTCGGCATCAACACCGACGACCTGACCAGCGGGGCGGCCGGGGCCGCAGACGACGTCGAATCCAGTCTGGGCGGAATCAAGGGCGCGGCGGCCGGCGCCGCGGTCGGCGGTCTGTTCGCGGCCGGCCTGTCCAACGCCATGGACGCCACGGCCGCGAACACCAAGCTGGCTAATCAGCTCGGCCTGACCTCGGAGGAAGCCGAGCGTGCCGGCGGCGTCGCTGGGGACGTGTTCTCCGCCGGGTTCGGTGACTCGATCGACGGGGTCAACGAGGCGCTCGGCGCGGTCACCTCGAACATCGGCGGCCTGGGAAAGGCCACCGACGACGAACTGGACCAGATGACCCGGTCCGCGCTGGCGCTGGCCGACACGTTCGAGTTCGACGTCGGCGAGTCCACGCAGGCAGTCGGCACCCTGATCAAGACCGGCATGGCGAAGGACGGCATCGAGGCGTTCGACCTGCTGACCGCGGCCGCGCAGAAGCTGCCGCCGACGTTGCGCGAGGAAGTCCCCGCGCTGATCTCGGAGTACGGGGAGTTCTTCGACCAGCTCGGGATGTCCGGACCGGACGCTATGGGGCTGCTGGCCCAGGCAGCGCAGGACCCCACGTTCCAGCTGGACAAGCTGGGGGACGCGGTCAAGGAGTTCACGCTCCAGATGTCCGACACGGCCAAGGTCAAAGAGCCTCTGAAGGAGCTCGGGCTGAAGGTCAAGGACATTCAGAAGCTGATGAACACCGGGCACGGCACCGAGGCGTTCGACCAGGTCACCACCGCGCTCAAGAACGTGGAGGACCAGACGAAGCGCACCTCGCTTCAGGCTGCGCTGTTCGGCGGGCCGGGCGAGGACATGGGCAACAGCCTCCTGAACCTGGACGCCACCGGCGCAGCTGCCGCGACCGGGCTGGACAAGGCCACCGGCGCGGCAAAGGACGTCACGGACACCGTCGCCGCGTCGAAGTCGATGGACTCCATCATGCGGACCCTGGCCACAACGGTGGGTGAGCTCCTCGCTCCGGCGCTCAAGGTGCTCGCGGACTTCATGAAGGAGAACCCGGGTCTCATCAAGACCCTGGCGCCGATCCTGGTCGGCCTGGCGGCAGCGATCGGTATCGCCGTGGTCGCGCAGTGGGCATGGAACGCCGCATTGTGGGCGTGGCCGGGTACCTGGATCATTGCCGGGATCATGGCCCTGGTCGCCGTGATCGTGCTGATCGTCGTCTACTGGGACGAGATCGCGACGAAGACCGGCGAGGTCTGGGACTGGATCACGGGCAAGCTCGGCGAGGCGTGGGACTGGATCACTCAGAAGAGCTCCGAGACGTGGGACGCGGTCACCGGGGCGCTGAGCGACGCGTGGGACTGGATTACCGGCAAGCTCGGTGACGCGTGGGACTGGATCACTGAGAAGGCACAGACCGCCTTCGACTTCGTCACGGGCATCATCGAGACGGCGATCACGGCTCAGATCGACGCGATCGGATGGCTCGCCGCAGTCCCGGGACGGGTCAAGGGCTGGCTGGACGACATGGTCGGCTGGGTGTCCGACCTGCCGGGCCGGATCGGCAAGGCCGCCAAGGGGATGTGGAACTCGATCACGTCCGGCTTCAAATCGGCGGTCAACTCGCTGATCGGCATGTGGAACGGGCTCAGCTTCACCCTCGGCGGCGGGTCCTTCATGGGCGTCGACATCCCTACCGTCCGGCTCGACACCCCGGACATCCCGTACCTCGCCGAGGGCGGTGTCACCACCGGGCCCACGCTCGCAATGATCGGCGAGGGCCGCGAGGACGAGGCCGTCCTGCCGCTGTCCAAGCTCGACGGGATGCTCCGCTCCGTCGCGGGCGCCGTCCGCAGCACGGGCGGGCAGCCGCGTGAGCAGCGCATCGTCCTCGACGTCGTCGGCGCTGACAGCGCGTTCGTGGAGTTCTTCAAGGACGTCGTCCGTACCCGCGCGGGCGGCGACGTCGTCCGACTCGCAGAGGGGTAGCCCATGCCGTCCTTGCCGCCGCCGCGCACCACCGAGCTGTACTACGACGGGGCGTGGCACGACATCAGCGGCGACATGCGGGAGGGGGCCTCGGTCCGGATCACGCGCGGTGTGACCGGGCTCGGGGCCCGCCAGGACCCCACCGCCGCATCGTGCACCCTCGACAACCGGTCCGGGGACTACAGCCCCCGCAACCCGCTCTCGTCCCTGTACGGGCGGATCGGGCGCAACACCCCGTGGCGGTTCAGCGTCACCGCGGGCGGCCCGTACCTGGACCTGCCCGCCGGGACGTACCACCTGTCCACCCCCGACTCCCCGGCGCTCGACATCCCCGGCGACCTCGACGTCCGCATGGACCTCGCCCTGGACGACTGGACCGACCCGCAGATGCTGGCCGCCCGGTACGCCACAGGCGGGCACCTGTCCTGGACGCTGGAGACGGACACGTCCGGGCGGCTGGTCCTGCGCTGGTCCCCGACCGGGCTCGGCGCCGACAAACGCTACGCAGTCAGCACGGTGGCCCTGCCGGCCGCACCCGGGCAGCGGCTGCGGGTCCGCGCCACCCTCGACGTGAACAACGGGGCCAGCGGCTGCACCGTGGAGTTCTGGGTGGCCTACGGGCGGGGCATGTGGACGCGCCTCGGCGCCCCCGCCACCTCGGCGGGGACGACATCGCTGTTCAACGCGACGGCGCCCCTGCACATCGGGGACAACGTCATCAGCACCACGGCCGACGGCACGTCCGGCATCGGCCGGGTACTGGGCCGCGTCTACGGGTTGCAGGTGTACGCCGGGATCAACGGCACCCTGCGCACGGACGTCACCCCCGCGGACCAGGCCGCCGCCGGCGACGCGTCGTTCACTGACGGTACGGGGGCGGTGTGGACGCTGTCCGGGACCGCGGCCCTGTCGGCCCGGTACACGCGGATGGTCGGCGAGATCCCGGCGTGGCCGCCGTCTCGGGACCTGTCCGGTGCGGACCGTACCGTGCAGATCGCCCCGGCCGGGATCATGCGCCGCCTCGGCGCCGGCAACCGGCCCTTGGACAGTGCCCTGCGCCGCTACATCATCGGCAACGGCGCGCTGGAGTGCTGGCCGCTCACCGACGGCGAACAGGCCACGCAGGGCGCCTCGCTCCTCGGCGGCCCGCCCGCCGCGTTCGTCGGCGACGTGCCACCCCACTGGGGCAAGGGCGAACTGGCGTCATGGGTGGAACCGGTGCTCCTGACCGACGAGGAGGCCACCGGGCAGATCCTCGCCCAGCCGCTACCCACCGGAACAGCAGCCTGGTCTGTGGACGTCATCATCAGCGGCACCATCACCGCCCACTTCCCCAGCATCCGGGACGCCGGGGCCGGCAGCGACGCGTCCCCCCGAACGGTGTGGAACATGCTTCTCCTCACCAACACGACCACCCTCCAACTGGTCCGGGACGTCTACACCTCCGACGCCTCCACGAGCACGACGCTGGCCTCTCTCAGCCTGCCGACCCTGTTCGACGGCGGCACGCATCACGTGCGCCTGCGGACGATCCCCGGGAGCAGCGCCACGTCGTGGTACCTGTACGTCGACGGTGCCCTTGTTGCGTCAGGGGCCCCGTCCGGCGTGGGGAAGCGGATCCGCGAGGTCTCCTACGCCTGGGGGTTCGGGAACCAGGCGGCGATCGGCTACCTCACGTGCTGGAACTCCTCCGCCCCGTCCCCGGCGGACGTCATCACGGCGTTGCGGGGGTTCCCCGGGGAACCCGCGGGGGCGCGCGCGCTGCGCCTCGCCGCAGAGAACGGGGTGCCGCTGGCGCTGGCCGGCCTCGGTGTTGAGTCGGAGCCGCTCGGCGTCCAGGAGCCGCAGCGTTTCCTGGAGGCGCTCGACACGATCGCGGCCGCCGACCTCGGCGTCATGCTGGAGCAGCGCGACGCCCTGGCGCTCATCTACCGCACCCGCCACACCCTCTACAACCAGGAGCCGACGCTGGTCCTGGACTTCGCGAACGGGGAGATCAGCGCCCCGTTCGCGCCGATCGACGACGACAAGCTGACCGAGAACGACGTCACCGTGCGGCGGAAAGGTGGGGGCGCGTCGGCCCCGGCGGTGCGGACGGACGGGCCTCTGTCGGTCGACGCGATCGGCCGGTACGACATCACCACGGAACTGTCCCTCGCGGCAGACGGCCAGGCGACGCAACAGGCATGGTGGCGGCTGCACACTGGCACGTTCGACGGGCTGCGCTACACCAAGATCACGGTGAACCTGGCGAACGACCGCGCGCACGCCAAGGCGAGCGCCGCCTTGGCCGTCGACGTCGGCGACTTGATTCGCCTCCAGAACCTGCCCGCCGACCAGCGCTCGGGCGACGTGGACCTGATCGTGACCGGCTACGAAGAGGAGGTGGGCGCGTCCGCGTGGACGATCACCTACACCTGCGTCCCCGGCGAGCCGTGGCAGATCGGCGTCGTGGACGACGCGGTGCTGTCCCGCGCCGACACCGCCGGGTGCGCGCTCGCCATCCCGGTGTCCGCGACAGCCACAAGACTGCCCGTGGTGACCACGGCCGGCCCCCGATGGATCGACAGCGCCACGTACCCGACCGAGTTCCCCTTCGACGTGACGGTGGACGGCGAGCAGGTCACCGTCAACGCGATCACAGGCGTGGCCGAGGACCGCTTCGGGCGGACCGTGGCCAACGGCTGGGGCACCGCGGACTCCGGGCAAGCATGGACAACGGACGGGGGCAGCGCTTCGGCCTACGCCGTGAGCGGGGGAACCGGCCGCCACGTCCTGCCCGTCAACACGTTCCTCGCCACGCTGGTGCCGGTGACCACACCAGACGTCGACCTGCGGGCCGACTTCTCCCTGTCCGCCGTCCCGGTCGGTGACTCCGCCTACGTGTTCCCCGTGATCCGGTACGCGGACTCGACGCACATGTACATGGCCCGGGTGCAGATCGTTGCCGGCGGCGGCATGTTCCTCACACTGCGCCGCCGTGACGGGTCGGAGTCGCAGATCGGATCGGCGTACACAACAGGGCTGACCTACACGGCCGGCACCTGGTACACGGTGCGTCTGGCCATGACCGGCAGCACCATCAGCGGCAAGGTCTGGCTACGGTCCGGGGCCGAGCCGGACTGGCAGATCGTCACCACCGACACGGCGTTGACCGGCGCGGCCTCGGTCGGTGTCCGGTCCCTGCTCGGCGCCAGCGTCAGCAACGCGCCCCTCACCCTGCAAGTCGACAACCTGTACTGCGGCCCGCAGCAGATGGCCGTGACCCGGTCCGTCAACGGAATCGTCAAGCCGCAGGCGGCCGGGGCGGATGTGCGGCTCACGCACCCGACCCTCGCCGCCCTGTAAGGAGGACTCATGGCTGTTCCGGCTACGACGTGGCTGGCCGGCATGCGGATCACCGCCGAGCGCCTGGCCGCCCGGGATGACCAGAAGGGCGTCGCCCTGGTCACCTGGACCTCGGGGACCGCCGGGCAGTGGGTCGAGGTGGCCGTCACCTTCCCGGTCCCCTACCCGTCCGCACCGTCCGTCGTGCAAGTCCTTCCGCTGACCTCCATCCCGGCCGTGGGCGGGAGCACCACGCTGATGTGGGGTGCAAGCGGTGTCAGCGCTACGGGCTTCTACCTGCGCGCGTTCCGGTCCACTGCGATCTCGAACCAGCAGTTCGGATGGCAGTCCTGGTTCTAACTCCCGCCCCACCACCTGCCCCGCGCCGTCCGGCCCGGGGCATCGTCATGTCTGGAGGGCTCATGCCTGAAGAGCAGCAGCCGGCCGTCGGCCGGATCGTCCACTACGTCAGCCACGGCACCCCCGGCGGGGCATGCACCTCGCAGTGCCGTGCGGCCATCATCACGACCACGGACGCGGCCCCCAGCGACGTATCCAGTCAGTACGCGGGTCTGGCGATCCTGAACCCCGAGGGGGCGGTCTTCAACCCCTACGTGGTCCAGGACGCGGCCGCGAGCTGCGGCACGTGGCACTGGCCGGAGATCGTCTGATGGCCCGCATGCCGGGTGCCGAGTGGCACCCCGTCCGCAACTTCACCCAGGGCGGCCAGGACTCCGTTCGCGGCGTCGTCGTCCACATCATGGCCGGAACGCTGGAGGGCTCGCAGGCGTGGTTCAACAACGCCGCCGCGCAGGCGTCCAGCCACTTCGGTACGGGCAAGGCGGGCGCCCTGCGCCAGTGGGTGGACACCGCGGACCGGGCGTGGGCCCAGTCCGCCGGCAACCGCACCTGGCTGTCCGTGGAGAACGAGGGGCAGGGCGGTGACGTCCTGACCGACGCCCAGCTGGACCGGAACGCGCAGGTGCTGGCGTGGGCGCACGAGAAGTACGACGTGCCCCTGCAACTGGCGACCGGGCCCAATGACCGCGGCCTCGGCTACCACGCCATGGGCGGGTCCGAGTGGGGCGGCCACACCTCGTGCCCCGGGGCCCGGATCGTGGCGCAGCTTCCCGAAATTGTGGCCCGGGCCAAGCGGCTCGTGGCCGGAGAGACCACCACCGAGGAGGACCCCATGGCGGGGATCACCAAGACCGACATCTTCAACGCGGTGTGGAAGACCGACGCTATCGCTGGTCCGGCTGACGCGGCGGACCACAAGACCAACCCGAACTGGCAGCCGCAGAGCATCCTCAAAGACGTGCAGGTGAGGGTCCGGGCGCTTACCGTCTCGCAGGCCGCGCAGACCGCCGCGATCAAGGCCCTTGCCGGGCTCGTCGGCAAGGGCGTCGACACTGCGGCCGTGGTCGCTGCGGTGGAGAGGGCGATCGAGAGCGCCGTCATCGACGTCAACATCAACACCCCGGGGGCCTGACCCATGAACAAGCAGCTGCTGCTGGACCTCGGGGAGCGCGCTGCGTGGACGGGCGCGCAGGCCGCGCTCGGCCTGGCCGTCGTCGAGCTGGCCGACGTGCCGATGTGGTGGGCGGCCCCGGTCGCCCTGGCACTGTCCTCGGCGAAGGGGTGGGTGGCCGGGCGCCTCGGGCGGAAGGGCACCGCATCCACGCTGCCCGCCACCGCGGACCCGGCCTCGCGCCCGACGGGTGCCTGACCTGCCCACTGCGCACCACGGGAGTACGTATGGACGCTGCCATGCTGACGGCGCTGGGTGCACTGCTGGCCTCGCCGGTGGCTGCGGCAGCGGCCGCTTACGGCTCCCGTGGTGCGACGAGGGCGGCCCGGGAGGGTGGAGCGTTGGCGGGATACGACAGCCTCACCGCGCGGCTGACAGCTGAGCGCGACAAGGCCGAGACGGACCAGGCCACGGCCGAGCAGCGCGTGGCCGCGCTGGAACTGGAAGTCGCGCGGCTGCGGCTGCTCGTGACGCAGCTGGGAGGGACGCCATGACGCGCGCCGAACGGCTGCTCTATCGGCGGCGCCGCGGGCTGTGGATCGTTGCCGCGCTGCTCTTCCTCGGCGGCGGGCTCGCCGTCGCGTTCCTCCAGATCGACAAGGCCGAGTCTCGCGCGGACCAATTGGCGGCCGAGGCCGACCGGCGAGGGGGTGCGGTCAGCACCCTGGCCACCGACGTGCGGACACTGCGCGCGCAGGTCCAGGCCCGCGGCGGGACACCGGCCGCGCCGGACCCCGGCGACACGGTAGAGGATCTGCCCGCCCGGGCGGAGGTGCCGGTGCCGATCCCGGGGCCACCCGGTCCGAAGGGCGAGCGGGGTGACCGCGGCCCTACCGGGGCCGACGCAACCCCGGTGCCGGGCCCGTCGGGTGCAGACGGGCAGGCAGGGGGCGACGGCCCGTCGGGGGCCGACGGCGTGGCAGGGCCGCCCGGTCCCGCCGGTCCTGCGGGCGAGCCGGGGCCTGCGGGGCCGGCTGGCCCTGCGGGAAAGGACGGCGCGGCCGGCCGCGACGGCAAGGACGGACAGACCTGCCCCACCGGCTACAGCCTCCAGCCCCCACCCGGCGACCCGGACGCCCTGGTGTGCCGGCGCGACTCCGCGCCCGATGCCCCGGACCCGACAACGTCCCCGACGATGGCCGCGCTCGCTCCCGACCGGCGCCGCACCTGAACACGCCCCCGCCCCGGCTCCAGCCGGCGGCGGGGGCACTTCTGCGTGCCCAGGCTCAGCCGAGCTCGTCGATTGCGTTCACGATCAGGGCTCGCGCATCGGCCCCGTACACGGCCGTCCGCCGCATCTGCTCGAACGCGCGCAGGTACAACCCGATCTCGGAGGGCTGTGTGATCCGCACCTGCGCGGACACCAACTCGACGGACACGAGGGCGTCGTCGTAGACGTGGAACGTCTCGCGCGGCCACTGCCCGCGGTCCGCCGTGGACGGGATGATGCCGAGCGACACGGCCGGCAGCGCCCCAGCCGTGAGCAGGTACCCAAGCTGGGCGGCCATCGCGTCGGGGCTGCCGATGCGGTACCGCAGCACGGCCTCCTCGACGAGGAGCACGAAGCGCCGGCCCCGCTCGTGGATGATCCGGGACCGCTCGACCCGGGCCCGCGCGGCCTCCGCGCTGTCGTCCACGGGGAGCTCCCGGAAGCGGGCGCTCATGCCGAGCACGGCGGCGGCGTATCCCTCCGTCTGCAACAGCCCAGGAACGAGAGACGAGGAGTAGACGCGGAACAGCTCCGTCTGCTGGAAGAACGAGACGGCACTGTTCTGGAGCTGCTTCAGCCCGGTGCGGGTGCGGTGCCGCCACTCGCTGTACATCGACTCCGCGTGCAGCGACTGGGCGATGAGGTCTTCAGCGTCTCGCTCGGCGCCGACGGTTCGGCACCACAGCCGGATGTCGGTAGCCGTCGGGGCGGTGCGGGCGTTCTCGATCCGCGAGGTCTTCGCGTGGTGCCACCCGCAGCTGCTGGCCAGCTGTACGACGGTGAGCCCCGCCCCCTTCCGCAGGTCGCGCAGCCTTCGGGCCACGACCTCGCGTGCGGACTGCGCGGAAGAGGAGGGGAGCGTCATCGTCGTCCTGGTCAGCGAATCTCGTACTGCTCGTGCGGGGTGGCACGGTCCCATGCCGCCTCGAAGGCGTCGGCGCACAGCTTCACCGCAGCGTGGTCCTCGGTGACCTCGGGCCCCTGGGACGAGCCGTCGCCGCCGAAGTGGTTCCACTGGACCAGGCGCCCGTCGAACACCCAGAAGTCGTTCCCGGGCAGGGCCAGATCAGACGCCCGCCTGCGCGGAAGCCACCGCACATGCTCGCCCGCGGCGACGTTCGTGAACGTGTTGTCGTACAGGTAACGGGTGTACTCGCTGACGGGCTCGGACACGATGCGTGCCCGCCGGATCGTGACGCCGCGGCCAGCGGCCTCGGTCACCACGTCCAGCCACGGCCGCCACCACGACGCCCGGTCAGCAGGGTTGTGGCGGAAGCCGGCCCGCCAGTCCGCGAACGGGCCCTGCTCGTAGTCCACGGCGTAGACGTCACGCATCTCCAGGTGGACGGCGGACTGGGCGCATCCGTCGAGCAGTTCACGGAAGGTCTGCGGCACGTTCGACGGCATCGCACGCCTTCCTGATCATGTCCACCATCCTGGCGGGGATACGGATCACGGCCTCGCTGTCGGGGATTCCCACGGCGTGGCCGGGCAGTTCGAGTGCGGCGCACTCGGCCTCGAGTTCCGGGCTCGGCTTCCACCCCTGGAACACGAGCTCACCCTTGTCCTCGTCGACCCACACGGTGGGGCTTTCGTGGTCCCCGGTGTTCGGGTCGATCCCGATGAACAGTAACGACATGACGATCTCCGTCCACGCTGTGTGCAGTTCTGTGCGACACCGTCCTGCCAATGGGCGAAGCGGTCAAGAGCGCGAAGCGGCCATCCACCCACACAGGGCCTGGCTGCGCACAGATCTGCACACAGCTGGAGTGCGTGCACATTCCGGCCCTACGGTCGTCCGTACCCACCGGCCGCGAACGCGGGGAGACGCCCATGGCAACAACTGCGTTACCGGATCCCGCCGCGCTGTCGGACGCGCAGCAGCGCGGAGCGGCGTGCGTCTGGTGCGCCAAGCCGCTGACCAACATCACCGCCCACGACCTCGGCGCGCGCCCGCTCCCCGAGTTCGGCCCCACGGTGCGCTGGTATCCCCGCTGCTGCCCCACCTGCCGAAAGGACCGGGCATGACGGCACAGACGACATCCAAGGCGGCCGGCGACGCGGCGTATGAGACCTGGGTCGGGCACACCATCGCCTGCGCGGCCTGCCGGGCGGGCGCCCCGTGCGTGACGGCCATACGGCTCGGCCGCGCCTGGCGACAGGCACGCCGATGA